TGACCCATCGACCTGAGAAACACCAGCAGGTATACCAATTTCAATAGTGGATGTTGACCCCTCACCTGCGAGGGCGGTGTCACATATGATATGCCCCGCAACAACATAAGCGTTCTTGGGGATTAGTATGCTTGTTGCGGTGCCCGTGGTAACCGCAAAATCATTTACGGTGTTGCCGTCTTCATCTACACGGTCGAAGGCTAGTGTTTGCACACCAGACATCTGCGGTGCGCTCGTTATTTTTGTTTTTAAAGAATCCATAAAAAATCTCCTATAGCGGAATTTTGAGAATAGAAGCCCCCGCTACGGGGGCTTTATCCCGCAGCTAAGGGCTGTTTAGTTACAAATTATAAGTTGGTCGCTGTGCACTCGATGCGATACATCCAGAGGTCTTGCAAGATTATGCAAGAGTAGAACGTATCCCAGGCAACTGTACCACGCTGACCTAATGGGTCGCCGGGTCCAGGCTTAGGCATTACGACCTTAGAACGAAGGCTGTCCATTCCGCCAAGAGTGGCACAACCAATTGCATCAGCCGCCAGTATGATCACTGGGTAAACGTCTGCATTGCCGGAAGATCCCTGAGTCCCGCTAGTGGAGACCATATATTGAGCATCACCACTGGCTAATGTCGCCCCAGCATCCTGGAAGGGGACGGCCTGGGTGGTGGTGATAAAACGCACTCCCTTTACAGACCCGATTTCGCCCTCGATAGCATCCCCCGTGTCGGAATACTTCTCTACAGGAACGAAGCCCTCAATGGCTTCCAGGTCCTGCTGAAGGTCCGGGTGGCAGATGCCAATGAAGGACTCACGGATCGGTTCGGTTGCGATCCCTACTGCGGCCCTTAGCTTGGAGCGCAGCTTAACTGCGTCATTCCGCTGAAGAACACGAACAGCCTTCTGGATTAATCCATCGTCACCTGTAGGCGCTTTGGTCGCAGCGGATGTTGCTTCCTTTTGACCAATAGTGCGGTCTACAGTGGCTCGTGTCGTTCCACCCGAGTAAGCAGCCTGGGTGCCTGCACGAAATACCTTGAAACTGAGGAAATCGAGAGTTTCCCCTGCCTGCTGGGCTTGCCGTTCTGTAATTACATTGAGTACGGGATCGTGTGAAGCCGCCAGCATCACGTCTGAGGTGTTCACGTATGAGCCATATTGCTTCAACGTGTGCATCAGTGTCGTGTGCTCAAGGCTCGTAAAATCTGGCGTTACGCCCTCGGCAACAGGCGTATCAACGATTGGGAACCTTTCATACCGTCTGTGACGAATCTCAAGTCCCTGTTTCTGGGGTTTTGTTTCCTTCTGCGCGAACTTGGCAAAAGTCAACAAACGCTTCGCAATAGGAAGCATTTTTTTCTGTATAGTGAAGGCGTCATTTTTACTTAGATCGCCATAAGAAGTGGCACCAGTAATGGTACCAGTTCCGCCGTAAGCTGCCATAAGTCAACTCCTAAAAAGATAGTTTTAAATTTGTCAGAGGCTCTCTAGGGCAGCCAAAATAATTTTATTCTGGTATCGCATCCCAAAGTTCCTCGTCGGACATATTGTCCGGGTTCTTTTGTGTTCTTGGTGCGGAGTTCGTCATCAGGCTTGACGCTGCCTTGCGCCTTGAGGCCTGCTTCTCGCTCGACTGAATCGTTTCCTTAGGGGGCGGACGGTATTTCTTTCCGTGTTCCGTTGACTTTAACCATAGGTTCATTACAGAAGCATGGTCAGTTGCCTCTACAGACTCCGTCATCATCTTAGTGAGGGCGGGTGAAGCGAGGACCCAGTTTTGAAACTGCGGGTTCTTGTCGATGTCCCTGTAGTCGTTGCCGACTTCACTTAACATGGTGGACTCATGCGACTTTAAGAACTGATTGTACGTCTGGTCCTGCAACTGCTGCTCCATCTGGTCAACCTTCTGGAGGTTTGGCTGTAGTGACTCTAGCCGCTTGGCTACCTCGTGCTCAATCAGCTTCTTGGTGACCCCAGTGATCTCACTGAATTCATCCATCGTGGTGCGGTCGTCCTCATTAAAGAAGCTGTCCGCATCAGTCGGGTCAACAGGTTTAGCAGAAGTTTCCCTCGGTGCCTGCTGTCCTTCCAGGGCTCTGAGTCGAAGATCGTTCAACTCTTCGCGCATCCTGGCGCTTTCCTCGTTCCGTCTGTGGAACTCTCTCTCTAGGTCTTTATAACGCTTTTCGTAGTTATGAGCGGGATCTTCGTCCTCGTAGGACTCATCCTCCGATTCATCTTCCTCCTCGGTCTCTTCTACCTCTTCTTCGGTATCAGAGGGTTCCGCATCCTCGGTAGACTCCTCATCGCTCTCCCAGAGTTCCTCGTCCGAGTATGTAGGATCAGTCTCTTCCGACTCTACATTCTCTGTATCTTCAGTCATATTCTCCGTCTCCTTTCTATATCACCATCACAATGTCCCGTTGCCGGATCGTCTTAGGTGCTGACCCCTGGTTACTACCGTGGAGGTCCTGCTTTTTTGTGGGCATGATCAGGAAAACTAAGCACCTCCTTCCATGCCTGTATTCGCCCAATGGCGACGTGGTGCTTGCTAATCGACTCCTGGTCGTACAGGGTGGCGTTTACTATACGCTCCTGCTCGTCCTTGAGCCTCTTATCAAACTCCTCCTTTAACGCATTCCAACCCGGGTGGGTTGAAAGCATGACAATGAGGTCCGCCCTATTCTGCGGACGAGAACTCACTGCTGTACTCCTGAATCTATCATTCCTTGTTCCTCAAGTCCAGGGGGCTGCTGTTCCAGTTGTTGCATCTGGGCCTCTTCCATCTGCTGCTCAACCTGTAACTGCTGGTTCGCCTGCTCCCTTAGTAGTACGCTGTGACGCTCTAAATTGGTTGGGTGCAGGACGTTCCCCTGCTTCATCAACTCTAGCCTCTCCTTGATTTCCATCTCACGCTGGTCGCCAGAGACACTCTGCTTCTCGTCCAGCATCGCCTTGTTCTGCTCCACATTAATCTGCGACTGCATCTGGGCCTGGATCTGCGCCATTAGCGCCTGCTGCTGCGCCTGCTGCTGGACCATAAGTTGTTGCTGTTGGGCCTGGGTCGCCGCCTGCATCTCCTGGGCAACCTGCTCCTCGGTCTTCATCACGTCCTCAGGGTCCAGGTTGAACGCCCTTAGCAGGGGCCTGGAGAAGGCCTCAAATTTTATGTACTGCTGTAACTGCGGTAACTGGCCAATCGTCTGCAGGAACTGCACTAGCTGCGTGTTGTGGACCTCCTTGGCGATGTACTGCTCGTACCCTGTGCTTATCGCCTCGTAGTCGCCCTTCAACTCGGGGTCCAGGTCGTCCACCATGATCCACCTGTAAATGGCTGTTATGTTCCCGGATATCATCTTGCTGACCGACCTGACCACGTCTGCGGTCTGCCTGTTTGCGTTGCTGTTCAGGATGCTCATGCCAGTAGCAGTCTTCGTCTGCGAAGGGCTCATGTCTCCGTACCCGATAGCGGTCTGGCCGCTGTCAAGGTCGGCCTCTCTTTCTAGTTGCTGTACAATCTGCAGTAGGCCGTTGGTAACGTCTGGTATCTGCACGGGCATGAACGCATCACGCACACTGGCGCCAGGCTTTACTCTGAATTGCTTGCCAGGATAAACCTGCTCGGTGTCGGTCCCGGGCTCAAACGAGTTGGGGTCAATGACCGTGAGTGGCGAGGCCGACAGGCTCTTGCCCTCAATCATCATGGCGTAGCAGAAGTTTAGGATTGCCTGCGAGTCACGGATTGCGTAGTAGATCCCGTCACCAAAGATGGACTCCGGGTTCTTCTGCCAGTAACAGAAATGGAACGGCAGGGTGTCGTCAAACGGGTTCTCGTTTATCTTGATGACCCTGTCGCCAACTACGGTAACAACGACTGGCATGGACACAGGCACATCTTCCGGGTCTACTGGCAGGTGACCCGACAGGTCCTTCCCGTCAAGTCGGCCCCAGAACTCTAAGACCTCTATGTTCTTCAGCCTGTTTGCCGAGCTTTCGTCGAACTTTCTGGGGTGCTGGCTTTCGTCGTATCCGTGGTTTCTTCCTTCGTCCCCCTCAATAATCTCCTCCACAACATCACGAAGGAATCCTTCTCCTGACTCAGCCATAGCCCGAAGCTGGATAGGTGAAACGAAACTTCGCTGGATAACATAGTCAGCGTCTTCGATACTGGCCGCTTCTGGAGACGGGAAGATATTCCAGAGAGAAACATGCTTAACGGTAGGAACAAGTTCTTCCTCAATTTGAGCTTCAATTTCGAGTATGTCATCTGGAGTTCGGACTGAAGTGTATACGGGATAATTCCGCTTTTGAAGTGTAATCGCCTTTGTAACGCCTGTGCCATAGAGACACATCTCGTGTATAGAGTGCTGAATCTCTTCGTTATATGCAGTCTTTCTAAGTATGTCACGGATTCGGTCCTCCATATTCTTGGCCCGTGTTAACAGGATGTCGTCCAGTATGTCAGGCCTATCGGGCGGTGCCTGTATGTCTGGAGGGATGAATCTGGGCCTCTTGGTCGGTGTAATTGCAAATGGCACCTCGCCGTCCTCAAATAGCAGGGTCCCTATCTTGATCTTGGCGCTGTTTACCTTGCGCCTGGTCTGGTTGACAAAGATCCCGCGCTCGTTGGCTAACTCGTTGGCCTTGTTAATGTGGGACGGGTACTTTGCACGGTAGGCGTCATAGGCCTCCTGCCAGTGGGTCTCGTTGTCCCTGCGGTACTCCCTTGAGTCGTTGAACTTCTCCTGGATAATCTTGGCAAATGAGTCTAGTTCGACCTCTACGATCTTCCTCTCCTCTACAACCGCCCCTTCCGGCGTGTCGTAGACCTGTGTCTGCTCTGTTACCTGTTCTGCCATTAGCCTTTAACTCCTATATTTGGGGAGGGGGTCCTTATCTTCTGCCTGCGCTTCTTCATGTCCCCCATGTGGTAATCTATTTCTGACTGGACAGAGTCAGGCCTCCTCTTTAGTCTCTTTTTTTCCATTGTATCACATTTTCTGGTACTTCTTTCCTGTTAGGTTCTTCTTCCTCGGACTTAACCTCAAGTTTTTTTAGGACCTCCTCAGAAATGTCAAGGAGTGCTGCCGAGAAGGTCTTAGCCATTAATTCTCCGGCCTCTGGCCCGTAGTGGGCATAGAGGCACTCCACAAGGTCAAATACTATCTTTTCTACGTCACGACGGAACGCCTCCTGGCCGTCGTACCCCATCTCTAATACGTTAGTCATTATATCCTCGACGGTGTAAAGTTCCTTATAGTTGGCCTGCCCATATACGCCCTGGTCATCTTCTCCCACTCAGGCGCTGCCGGGAACATCTTGCACCCGAAGCAGGCTATGGCCAGGGACATCACGCAGTCATCGTGAGACCCAGGCTGTGCGGCCATCTTGCCGTTAGGCATGTTGGCGAAGGTCTGCAACTCGTCAATCAGCTTGGGCGAGTGCAGGATCAACTCACGCTCCCGTATCAACTCCTTGAGGTAGTCAATTATTAAGGGTTTTGACTTGACGGTCGTGTGGAAGCCAATCTT